TAGTTCTGTTGGGTATTCACCTAAGGACCTTCAGTTTGGAGACGAGGGTCGCAAGAAGTTAATCAGTGGCATATCAAAGATTGCCGGAGCAGTAAAGAGCACATTAGGACCGAGGGGCAATACTGTCCTTATAGAGTCAACCAATCACACGGGTGGTATAACAGTAACCAAGGATGGTGTAACTGTTGCCAAGGCAGTTGACCTGATGGACCCTGTAGAGAACCTTGCGGTGCGAATGATGAAGGAGGCAGCAGACAAGACTGCTAACTCAGCAGGTGACGGTACGACTACTGCGATTGTATTGACTGAGGCTATTGTGAAGGCAGGAGACCAACTGATGAACAGTGAGACCAATAGGACATTGGTACTGCGAGAGGTAGTGGAGATGGGCAACAAGGTGGTGGAGAACCTTACGGCAAGGCATACCAAAGTAACTGAGCAGACGTTGTTGGACGTAGCAACTATATCGGCAAATAACGATAAAGCCATTGGTGAGATTATTGCCAAGGTTTATAAGGAGATTGGAGAGAACGGTATTGTTACTGTTGAGAAGTCACAGACGACTGAGACGTATGCTGAGAGCACCCACGGGTTCAAGATACAGAGGGGTTACTATTCGCCTTTGTTCATCAATGACCATAAGAAGGACGAGTGTATTTATGAGGACGTGATGGTCCTGATAAGTGACGCTGAGATACATAACCTGCTGCAGATAGAGCCTGTGTTGAAACCAATTATTTCAGAGGGGAAAAAGTTGCTGATTATAGCACCTTGCTCAGTGAACGTGGTGAACACATTGGCTGCCAATGTTGTGAAGAACAACTTGAAGGTATGTGCCATTGAGCCACCATCGTTTGGTTATAAGAAGCACGAGTTGATGCAGGACATTTCGTTAGCGGTAGGTGCAAAGTATTTCTCTGAGAAGACGGGTGACGACTTGAGTCTGATAACGTATGCTGACCTTGGTCACGCATCTAAGATTATCGTTGACTCGAAGAACACTGTGATAATAAACTCTGAGTTTCGTACCGACTTTGACGAGGTTGAGAACAGGGTTGCTCAGTTGTGGGAGGCACATAAGGCTGCGAGTAAGAAGCACGAGAAGGACTTCATCCTCTCAAGGATAGCATCACTAACAGGTGGTGTTGGTGTCATCCACGTAGGTGGTACAACTGACATTGAGCAGAAGGAGACGTATGACCGTGTTGATGACGCAGTGTGTGCGGTGAGGTCCGCTCTTGAGGAGGGCATACTTCCCGGAGCAGGTAAGGCGTTGTTCGAGGAGGCACTTGCTATCAAGCCTGAGGATGGCGACACCAAGGAGCGTGAGGTGGCTAAGAAGATATTGCATACTGCCCTTCAGATACCACTGATGCAGATACTGTTGAACGCAGGTATGAACGGTGAGAAGGTATATGGTCCTGACCATATGAGAGAGAGTGGCTTCGGTTACAATGTGGTGACGGGTGAGTTAGGTGACCTGATTGAGATGGGTGTGATTGACCCGGTGAAGGTGACACGCTCAGCATTGCAGAACGCCATCAGTGTGGCAACAACAATCCTTTCAACCAATGCCATTATCACAATGGCGAGAGCATACGAGACAAAATGATAAAGAACAAAAGAGAGGCAATAGCACAACATCTTATGCTTGACTATTCAGAGGTTGAGGACTATAGGTATCACTATGGTCATACAACACAACCTGTTTATGCTATTACAGATTGTTACTACTGTGCAACTAAAGGGAGTCAAAAACCCGCTAAACACAGGAGTGGTATGAAGTGGGATTGGCAAGAAGAAAAAGATTCATTCGTAAATCAGAATGGATACAAGATATGGAAATCAAATTAATTAATTAATGATAAAGAAGGTTCATATGTTTACTGTAGTATGTGACAACTGCAAGGTTGACGCATTTGAGGGACAGGAGATAACCTGTTGGAACAACAAAGACTTTACTGAGGACGTAGCAATAGAGTCAGGCTTCATCAAAGATGGTGACAAGCATTACTGTCCTGAGTGTGCATACTACGATGACGAGGACCAATTAAGAATAATCACAGACAATGATAGCGATAGGTAAAAACATAATCGTCAACGACATTGACGAGGAGATTAAAACTGAGTCAGGTTTGCTACTCTCTGCAGAGGACGCAAGGGGATTCAGGTACAAGAAGGCTAAGGTTGTGACACCGGGCACTGACGTGACGGTTATCAATCCGGGTGATGAGATATACTATGACAAGTCGCACTCATACACGATGGTCATCGGTGACACACCGTACACCATCATTCAGGAGCGTGATGTCGTTGTTGTCTCACATAGGCATTCATCTCTTTGATGAACTCACGGTACTTTCGGTCTGAGTAAGACACGTTCTTAGCAAAGATTGGATTAGTTGATTGGCTAACGGGGATTTCTTCCCCGTTTAGTTTTTTATAGATAGAGCCGATTACACGTTTGCCTTTGTATGAGATTTCGTACAGAGCCTTTTCTTTTGTCTTGGGGTTGTATGGTCTGAAGCAAGATATCCATTCATCACGCAGGAGTCTATCGAATCGGTCCTCATCCCACGATAACAGTTCATCGAACTCCTCGAACTTATCCTTATTGAAATATTTTTCTGAGTACAGGAACAGAAGAACATCGAGGTCAGACTGAGTCAAGCCATACTTGGCTTTGACAAAGTATCGGATGACTCTCCAATACTTGAGATAGTCATTGTTTGGTTTGTTTCCACGGAATGCCATTAGATTAAATTTATTAACTTTGTGCAAAGTTACCAAAATGTCAAGTGTAAAAACGTATATGGCTGACGGTTTCGATGATGCTATCATTGGAATGGAGTGCAGTGGTGATATCCCTCGTGTTGTTTATAGCATTCAGTTAATGGTTCACGTTCTGTGTGAGCGTGATGGTATGACTGAGGAAGAAGCGGTTGATTTTATTAGTTACAATGTTATTGGTTCATATGTTGGTGAGGGTACTCCGATATACGTTGACGTTATGAATGCTAACGAGATAAGAAACTATAACTTTAATTAACTTTGTACCGATATGCCACAGAAAAAACAAGAAGAAAAACAGGAGACTTCAGTTGCAAGGTCACCATTGACTGATGAAATGAAGACAAAACTGTCTGATATTGCGTTCAAGAACTCTCAAATCAAGCAGATTATGGACGAAAATGCCTCATTGAAGAAGCAATTAGGCAATCGTGGACGTACTGCAAACCGCAAACAAGCAGGTTCAGGTAGTGCTATTCCGGGTCTTGCAAGGCTTGGAAGTGCCCCTGAAATGCCCGGTGGCTACTCTAAAAAGGGCAGATAATGGCAGATAAGAGTAAAATGAAGTGCAATGTGACCCGTCCTTCTGACCGTCCGGGTAAGAAGATGATGGTTAAAGCCTGTTCAGGTGGCACTGAGAAACTGTTGCACTTTGGTGCTAAGGGTTACGGGCACAATTACTCTGCTGCTGCACGTAAAAGTTTCAAGGCACGTCAAAGTTGTGACACTGCCAATGATAAGTTGACACCAAGATATTGGGCTTGTAAGAAATTATGGGCAGGACCCGGAGGCTCAACGCAGTCATCACCTAAATCAAGACGAGGAAAGTACTGATGAAACCTGCAAATAAACAATCTTGGAAGAGCAAGGGTCACTATCTAAAAGATGGTACTGAATGGTCAGGTCATCAACACGCACATAGAGGCAGAGTGATGACAGGCAAGACTCACACTGCTTCATCAAAAACTCTTTATCATTTTATGGACCTTCCTTCAGAGGCTAAGAAAAAAGTATTGTCGAAGAAAAAATGAAAGATGCCTGTTATAAAAAAGTAAAAGCACAGTACGATGTATTCCCATCGGCACGTGCATCACAGGCAATTGCCAAGTGTCGTAAAGAATCGGGCAGTGTACGCAAGGGTGAGGCAGGTACTTCACTGAAGAGATGGGAGAAGGAGAAGTGGGTTGACACCCGGACGGGTAAACCGTGTGGTGGTGGTGGCAGCAATGAGTACTGTCGTCCATCCAAGAGAGTGTCTTCAAAGACACCCGTAACCAAATCAGAGTTGAGTCCATCCAAACTTGCAGCGAAGAAGGCTGAGAAGTCAAGAGTTGGTATGGGTAATCGTGTTTCAAGCATTATAAAAAAAAATAGGTAACTTTGCATTATGGCTAAGATGAGTAAGTTTGAGAAGTTGAGCAATAAGATTGCTGAGAAACAAGGCATCAGCAAACAGAGAGCAAATGCTATCACTGCATCTATTGGTCGCAAGAAATATGGGAAGACTGCCTTCCAAGAAATGGCAGCAAAAGGAAAGTCAAAACTCAAAAACAAAAAATAAATACAATGAAAAAAATGATGACCCCCGGTATGATGAACTCCATCAGCAACCCTAAGAAAGCAGTTGCCAAAGGTGCTGCAAAGAAAGCAGTAGGCAAAGCAGTTAAAAAAGCCGTAGGTAAAGCAGTTGCTAAGAAGGCAGTTGCTGCAGCCAAGAAGATGTATTAATCTTTTAAAAGATGATGAAAGTTAACGGCATTGGAGTAACTCTTAGTAAGGACATTGCTAAGAACAGTTCTAACGTGATGGGCAAAATGGGTAACAAGAAAGCCCTGATGAGCCGTTCAACGTGCAAGGGTCTTAATGACCCTTGCATTATCAATGGAACTGTTGGTAAGCAATTGAGCAAGTTAATCTCTAAGTAATGGGTCAATTATTTATCAAGATAGGGAATTGGTTTATAAAGGCAGGGAATCAAATCATTGCATTCTTCAAGCAGATTACTTTGACTTGGGATGCTTTTATAAAGTTGCTCATAATCAATAAAGACTAACTATGAAGTTAAGCGAAAAAAGCAAGGGTCTTGGCGATACTATCGAGAAGATTACTACGGTAACCGGGGTAAAGAAGGTTGTCGATGCGGTTGCAGGTGCAGTTAAGAAAGACTGTGGTTGTGGCAAAAGGCGTGATACTTTAAACAGAATGTTTCCATATGAGGAAACGCATAATAAATAAAACAAATGGCAAATCAAAAACTTCAAGTTGCTCGTGCGTTGCGGATATATAAGTCTGACAATGCTGATATTCCGTTTCCAAACATATCACGTTCAGGAGCGAACACAAGTGTTGTTGCAAACAAACTCGTTGTAGCAGGTGCTAACTTCACTGCTGACCAAGTTGCAGCAGGTGACATTGTGTACAATACTTCAACAGGTGTATCTGCAACTGTTACCAATCTTGACTCTACAACTCAGATTGCATTGAATGCAGACATATTCCTTGCAACTCCAAACAACTTTGTAATTTACAAAGGTGGAGCGAATAATGGTTGCGTTATCTATGTTGGAGAAGGTGGTGACGTTGAGGTAACAACTGCCGGAGGAGACCGTGTGATTTTCTATGGTCTTCTTACGGGTCAGTTTGTACCTGTTCACGTTACCAAGGTATGGTCAGCAGGAACAAATGCTTTGAACCTCTTAGCCCTTTGGTAAGATGATAATCATAGGTGACCTGATAACGATTGGTACTGACGCTGCAGTTTATGCAATAAATAACTATTTGCTTTGGAGTCCTGCCAACAGTAACAAGTTGCTTGTAAGAGCATCAAACAACGATAAATTAATTTGGAAATAAATGGCTAATTTAACCATATTCGGTTTAACCCAACTCACCTCTGCAGGTGCTGATATTGTAAATGACTTAGTTCCTGTATGGGATAATAGTGCCTTAGAGACTAAAAAAATGACGCTATCAGATTTGAGGAATCTGATGTCTCCTGTGAATTGGAGTGATAGTTTCTCATCTGCTACTCAGGCTACTTCTTCTTGGACACCAAACAATGCAGCAGCGAATGTAAATGCTGCTATTATTCCAAAAGGTACAGGTGCTATTGTTGCTGCTATTCCCGATGGAACTGCTACAGGTGGTAATGCAAGAGGTTCTAATACGGTTGATTTGCAAAGAGTAAGAAGTGCTGCCAATAGTGTTGCAGGAGGTGACCAAAGCGTATTGCTCGGAGGCAATAACAATAGAATAGCAAGTACGGCTGATAGGTCAGTTCTTGTTGGTGGAATTTCAAACTTAGATTCCGGCAGTCGTTCTGTTTTAGTAGGAGGTGAACAAAATAATGTAAGTGGTAGTTATGCATCTTGTGTTGGTGGGTTACAGAACACTATATCGGGAAATTATAGTTTTGTAGGCGGTGGACAATCAATTACAGCAAGTGGACAATGGAGTGCTGTTGTAGGTGGACAATCAAATACCGCAAGTGGCAATCATTCTACTGCGATAGGTCAAGGTAGTACTGCAAGTGGAATAAATTCATTTGCAGGTGGTGGTGGTACTGCGAGTGGTAGTGGTGCTTTTGTTTTTGGTAGTTGCACAGGTAACTCTGAAGCAAGTATTGCAATAGGTCGAAATTGCACCGCAAATAACACTGGACAGCGTGGTATGATTGCTATGGGTAATACCTGTTCCACAACCTATGAGGGTGGTGTTGCTTTGGGTGCGAATTGTGGAACATCTAATTTTGGTGCTGTTGCTTTAGGACAAGGAAATAGCGCAACGGGTTTAGGAACGAGAGCAACAGGTAGAGAAAGCAGAGCAGAGTTACAAGGTCAAGTATCTCACGCAGGAGGTCAGTTTTCTGCCCAAGGAGATGCTCAAGCACACGAGTTAATTTGGCGTAGAGCAATTACAGGAACGGCTCAGACCGAACTCTTCTTGGATGGTTCATCTATTGCTGCAATTCTTCCTGCAACTAATACGGTATGGAACGGTATAATTGATATTGCTGCTATTTGTACTGTTACCGGAGATGGAACCACTGTTGTAGGTGATGTAGAAGCAACTGCTTACAAAGTAACTATCAAGAGAATAGGAACTACTACCTCTTTGGTGGGTGGTGTTCAAGAGATTGGAATTACTAATGCTGATGCTTCTATGGCAACTGCAGTATTTACAATTGACAATAACGACACAAACGAAAGTTTAAGGATTCGCTTTACTCCTCCTTCAACTGCAGGTTCAACTACCGTTATTAGAGCAGTTGCCACATTCCGTGGAACTCAGATTAAATATTAATAATTATCTTTGAAACATAATAAATAAGATGGCACTTCAAATCACAACCGATGTAGTAACAAGTGATGGATTCACTGTACAACCATTTGCTTTTCTTGATATTCAATTGTATCAACTATTTTCAAGGGCTTTGATAACTTACTATAAAGATGAAGCAACATTTATTGCAGGTGGCTCACCTGTAAATGTACCAAACTTGCCTTCATTAGTAAACGCAGAATTAACTGCTTCAGAGTTTTGGGGAACTGAATTGGCAACATTGATTCACAACAAATGCATAACCGCTATTGAAGAAGTAACGGGTGCAGGAACTTGTGAAATAGTTACTCTCTAACGAGATGAAAGAGTTTTTAATAAGCATAGGATTAAACATTGGATTAGCAGTTAGTGGATTCTTTGGCTCTCTACTTCTTGTAGGTAAGCAAAAGAATCAGAATCTTCGTGAGCAAGTATTCTCTGTTATCGGTGGTACAATGAGTGCTAATTATTTAACTCCTGTCGTTATTGATTTGCTTGGTGTTAAAGGTGAATCATTACAATATGGATTTGCTTTTGTTATAGGTTTTGGAGGTCTTAAGATAGTTGAAGTAGTATACGAGAAATATATTTCTAAAATAAAGTCAAACAATGATGGTAATTCTTAATCTTATAGCGAATCTCATTTTGACTTTATCAGGAATGATTTTCTTCTTGCAGTTATATGGTAATGAATCATCCATAGTTCACAAGTGGAAATTCATATCTCATTGGAGTTTAAAGATAGGATTGTCTGCATTTGTAGCAGGTTCATTCTTAAATGTGATTACGTTAAGTAATCCGGGCTTTGGTGAGACATTGATGAATCTTGGTCTTGCTGCTATATTTAGTTGGGCAGTTATGTTCCATTATAAAATATTTTCAAAGTATGGCAAAAAAGACTAAGATATCTGAGGTAAAGAAGTTTGTTTCAAAGCCTAAGGCAAAGCGTCCGGGCGTACACGCAAAGACAAAGACAAGTAAAAACAAGGGTAGTCAGAATTATCAGAAGCCCTATAACAAACAAGGAAAATGAATATCAAGCAAGTAAACTTTGGTGCTGCTCACTATATTAATCAGGACACACCTAAAAAGCAAATCTATTTACACCATACTGCAGGTAATGATAATGCAGAGGGAGTGTTCAAGTATTGGGAACAAACAACTGAGCGTGTAGCAACTTGCGTTGCTATTGACTCTAAGGGTCTGATTGTTCAGGGATTCCCATCAACTAAGTGGGCTTATCACTTGGGTCTTGAGACTAAGACTTTCAACAATCAGGGATTGGCATATCAACCATTAGACCAACTATCTATTGGTATTGAGATTTGCAATTGGGGTTATTTGACTCAAGTTGGTAGCGGTAACAATGCAACCTATCATAACTATGTAGGGATGAAGATTCCTCGTGCTGAGGTTATCAAGTTGGATACTCCTTTTAAAGGGCAACAGTTTTTTCATAATTATACTGATGCTCAGATTGAAGCAGTAAAAGAATTATTACTTTTGTGGAATGATAGATACAAGATTCCGTTGGACTACAACGATGACATATGGGGGATATCTACAAGAGCATTATCTGCTCAACCCGGTGTCTACACCCACAATTCGGTTCGCAAGGATAAGACTGACGTATATCCGCACCCCGGACTGATTGAGATGTTAAAGTCACTGACTGCAAAAGAGCCGATATTGGTTGGTGAGCCTAAGGCTAAGAGCAGTGGAAAAAGCAAAAAGTAACTTATTGTTTCTTACTATAGGAGCCACTATGATGTGGCTCCTATTGAAACAATGCTCGTCACCTTCTGAGACGACTATAAAATATCTTCCCGGAGATTCAATACCTTATACTGTATACAAGGGTATTCCTAAACCGTATGCAGTTCGTTATACTGATTCAATACCTTACTATGATACTGCTTGGCTACCGGGAGATACTCAGTATGTTCTTAAGCCAATTGACACAATGTTCATTCTTAGGGACTACTATGCAAAGGTGAAGTATATTGACACTGTCAAGAATGATAGCAGTGCTTTGATAGTTTTAAATGAGACAGTATTCAAGAATCGTATATCAGACAGAAGTATTATATTCCAAAACAGAAGGAAGACTGCTATCATACAAGATAGGCAGAAGGCTTTTGTTTTAGGTATTGGTGGAACGCTTACAGGATTGGATGCTTCAATAGGATATATGCAGAACAGGAATGTGTTTAATATAACGTATTCTGCTCAAGGTGTAGGGCTAAGATATCAGCGTGAGATAGGTTTAGGAAAGACATCAAAAAAATAATTATCTTTGTGCAACATAAATCAAATTAAATGAAAACAATAAAAATGGAACCGAACAACAAGCAGTTTTTGACTGAAGAAGAATTGGGTAAGACTCAAGCAATGCACACTGAGTTTAATAAACTCAAAACGCACCTTGCTGACGTGTCATTACAGAAGCACGGATTGCTGAAGCAAATTGATTTGTTACGCAATGACTTTGCTCAGCACGAGAATGAACTTATGGCTAAGTATGGAACTGATGCCGTTATCAATATTCAAACAGGAGAAATAACAAGGAACGAACCCGATGGGAAAAATTAGTACATACCCGACTGATACCAATGTATCGCTTAGCGACAGACTGATTGGTACTGATAATGAGAATAACAATGAGACCAAGAACTTTACAGTAGGTGCGTTAGCATCTACTGTATTGGGTCAACTTGATGCCACTTTGGTATTGAATGCTTTTTCAACAGTTATTCAAGCACCTTCAGCACTAAACACTCCTCTTCAAGTTACATTTGGAGGAGCACAGGGTAGTTCATCTACGCCTGTAATGATTGATGCTTTAGGTAATATTACATTCAATCAGTCGGGATTGTACATAATTAATGCTTACGGTTCAGTTGAGAGAACAGGTTCATCAGGTGGTACTGCTATATTTTTGTTTAGAGGACTTGTAAATGGTACTCCTTCAACAACAACAAAGGCATTTCATTTAGACACTCCTGATGTTGCATTCCCTTATGAGATAACAATTCCTTTCCAAGCAACTGCAGGTAACGTACTTACTTTTCAAGTTATGCGTGATTCATCAGGTGTAAACCACGGTGGATTATATCCTCATACGAACTTAGGTGGATGGGGTAATGTTCCCTCAACTGAGATTCTGATATGGAAGATAGGATAATCAAATTTAATTTATATGGACATAAGGAAGATATCGGTGGGTCCCGACTACAAGAACGGGGCTATGCACTATATCGTTGGTCAGAAAGTACTTAATGATACTCAAGAGATATACCTCATAAAATACGATGAGATTAAGAAGTCTATAAAGATTTACATAATCAATGAGAAGCAGGAAGTTGTTCTGTGGAAAGAGTTTAACGATACCGTTCCTGTTTCCATTGAGTACAACATTAATATCTAATGCAATCTCCTTTTTATTTTATAGCCAAGCCCATAGATGGTAAGCGGTATGATAACACGAGAGATATCGCAGGAGTTGAACTGATAGTAAACGTATCAGAGGAAGACCATCGTTTCTCAAATAGACAGGCAGAAGTTATTGAACTTCCATTGGGTTATAATGGACCCATCAAGAAGGGAGATACTTTACTTGTTCATCATAACACATTCAAATTTTACAACGACATAAAGGGTAGAAGGAAGAGTGGTAAGAGTTTCTTTAAGGAAGACTTATTCTTTATAGAGCCTGACCAATTCTTTTTATACAAGAGTGGTGATGATTGGAATGCGTATGATAAGTATTGTTTTGTAAAACCGATACCACCTGAGGAGTCTTATATAAAGAAGCCTACTACACACGAGCCTCTTATGGGGGAGATGGTGTATCCAAATGCAGAACTTAAAAGACACGGTATTGTTAAGGGTGATAAGGTTTGCTTTCAGCCGGACAGTGAATATGAATTTTATGTCGATGGAGAGAAACTCTATCGTATGTTTGACCATCAAATAACAATCAAATTATGAATCTAATCGTATTGGACAATGTATTGACAGACCCTATCTCTTATGTTAGAGACGCTCTGTCTTATGGCTTTGAAGAAGTATTTGATGCCGACAAGGTATTCAAAGGTATTCAGCCAAGGAGTGATGACGAGTTTCAGCACTTCATTGAAAATTATTTATCTCTGCAGTATGAGACTGTTTACAATTTCATACGTCAATCTCCTGAGGGTCAGGACGAACCAAACTTCGTTCACACAGATGATGGTATGGGAGATATAATTGCTTTGTTATATTTGAATGAGAATCATCCTGAGGATGGTACAATCATATATGACAATGATGGAGAAAAGATGTGCTCTGTTCATATGAAGTTTAATAGAGCAGTTATATTCGGAACTCGTTACCCACATTCTCGTGCATTATTTGAAAACTTTGGTGAAGGAGATGATTCACGTCTCATTCAAGTTTTATTCTTAAAATTGCGTAAGGATGGACCCGAAACAGTTGCGTGAGAAAATTATTCAAGCCGGGTATATAGCGGTTGAGCAACTAATCAAGGTTGCTAAGGAGGATATTATAAAGCCTGACCCTGAGGATGATTTGTCTGCAGATAAACTAAAGAACGCTGCAGCGTCCAAGAGGTTGGCAATCTTTGATGCTTTTGAGATTCTTGCAAGAGTTGAAGCAGAAAAGAATATATTAGAAGGGAATGACAAAGGTGTCGAAAGAGTCGAGACAAAACAAGGATGGGCAGAACGAAGGGCAAAGTAGTATATACTACGTAGTCCCGGACTATATCCCTAAGCAGGTTCTTTCAAATAAGAACCGCAATCGTAGTTGGGCGTATGGCTACAATGACCAATACGATGTTGTCGTAATATCTAAGACAGGTCAGATAGGTGAGGTTGTAAATATATCGGGACTTCACATAGCATTACCTGCAGCACCTGATAAGTGTCTTCAAAGACACTCAAGTCCATCTGAGCAATATTGGGAGAGAGAGGAATTACCTGCTCCGTTGTCAAAGATAAGTTCCATCTTTCAGTGGAATGAAATGCCCAATGATTTCAAGAACAAGTGGGTTGACTATATAGAGCAGGAGTTCGATAGGAGAGAGCAGGGGATGTGGTTTATGAACAATGGGAAACCAACATACATCACAGGGGCACACTATATGTATCTGCAATGGTCCAAGATTGACATAGGATACCCTGACTATCGTGAAGCCAATAGGATATTCTATTTGTTTTGGGAGGCTTGTCGTGCTGACTTTAGGTCATTTGGAATGATATACCTCAAGATAAGGCGTTCAGGCTTTTCATTTATGTCATCATCAGAGTGCGTCAATATTGCTACACTTGCAAGAGACTCACGCATAGGAATCCTTTCTAAGACAGGTGCTGATGCTAAGAAGATGTTTACTGATAAGGTTGTGCCTATCAGTTCAAACCTTCCATTCTTCTTTAAACCTGTGCAGGACGGTATGGACAAGCCTAAGACAGAGTTGGCTTACCGTGTTCCTGCATCAAAGATTACGAAGAAGAATATGTCAGAGTCTTCAAGTGAAGAGATTGATGGATTGGACACTACCATAGATTGGAAGAATACAGAAGACAACTCATATGATGGTGAGAAACTATTGTTCTTGGCACACGATGAAAGTGGTAAGTGGGTAAAGCCTGTAAACATCCTAAACAATTGGCGTGTTACAAAGACGTGTTTGCGTTTGGGTAGCAAAGTTATTGGTAAGTGTATGATGGGTTCAACGTCTAATGCTTTGGCTAAGGGTGGTGATAACTTCAAGCAGATGTATGAGGACTCACGTGTATCAACAAGGAATGCCAATGGACAGACAAAGTCAGGGTTGTATTCTCTGTTTATACCAATGGAGTGGAATATGGAAGGGTTCATTGATAGATATGGTATGCCTGTTCTACGTAAACCATCTCAGCCAATCCGTGGAGTTGATGACAATTGGATAATGAATGGTGCAATTGACTATTGGGAAGCAGAGGTTGAATCACTAAAGGCTGATGCTGATGCTCTCAATGAATACTATCGTCAGTTTCCAAGGACAGAGTCTCACGCATTTCGTGACGAGAGCAAGGCTGCTCTGTTTAACCTTACCAAGATATATCAGCAGATTGACTACAATGATTCTTTGATTCAGCAGCACCACTTAACACGTGGGTCTTTTCATTGGAAGGATGGCATTAAGGATTCAAAAGTTGTTTGGTCACCTGATACACGTGGTAGATTCTTAGTATCGTGGATGCCGGGAAAGAACCATCAAAACAAAGTGATAGATAGGAACGGATATAAGTATCCGGGCAATGACCATATGGGAGCATTTGGTTGTGACTCATATGACATATCAGGTGTTGTTGTAGGTAAGGGTTCAAATGGTGCATTGCACGGTCTTACAGGATATCATATGGACGAGGGACCTGTAAACCAATTCTTCCTTGAATACATTGCACGTCCTCAGACTGCAGAGATATTCTTTGAAGAAGTATTGATGGCGTGTGTATTCTATGGTATGCCAATACTTATTGAGAACAACAAGCCACGTTTGCTATATCATTTCAAGAACCGTGGGTATCGTGGGTTCTGTCTCAATCGTCCTGACAAGCCATACGCAAAACTGTCAAAGTCTGAGAGAGAACTTGGAGGTATACCAAACTCATCAGAAGATGTCAAACAAGCACACGCTGCAGCAATTGAGTCATACATTGAGAAGCATATTGGTCTTGACTTAGAAGGTAAGTATAGAGACCCTGATGATATGGGCACTATGCCATTCAGTAGGACGTTAGAGGATTGGGCTAAGTTTGACATAAACAATCGTACAATGTTTGACGCATCTATCAGTTCGGGGTTGGCTATTATGGCTACTCAAAAACATCTGTATCAGCCTGAGAAAACACAATCAAAAATTAGCATTAACTTTGCTACATATAACAATAAGGGAACTATAAGCGAAATTAATAGATGAAAGATGTCAAGGTAGATATATCATCTGTCGGATTCCCAAGTCAGTTCGTGTCTGATGCTGAAAAGAACACAGAACAATTTGGACTTCAGATAGGACAAGCCATTCAATACGAGTGGTTTCGGAAGGATGGCAATCAGTGCAGATACTACAGTCAGTGGAGAGATTTCCATAGACTGCGTTTGTATGCACGTGGAGAGCAATCTGTACAAAAGTATAAAGACGAACTTGCAGTAAACGGTGACCTTTCATATTTGAATTTAGATTGGACTCCTGTACCAATCATCCCCAAGTTTGTTGACATTGTTGTTAATGGTATGTCTGACCGTTTATTTAAGGTTAAGGCATATGCTCAAGATGCAATGTCTCAAGCAAAGCGAAGCAAGTATCAGGATATGATTGAGGGGCAGATGGTTGCTAAAGATTTGCTTCAGAACATTCAGCAGCAAACAGGGGTTGACCCATTTACTATGAACCCTGATGAGTTGCCTTCAACTGATGAGGAGTTGTCATTATATATGCAACTCAACTACAAACCTGCTATTGAGATTGCGGAGGAAGAAGCCATAAGCACAATACTTGATGAGAACAATTATCATTATCTGCGTAAGCAATGTGATTATGATTTAATGACAATTGGTATTGCAGTTGCTAAGCACGAGTTTCTTCCCGGAGCAGGAGTTGAGGTTTCATATGTAGACCCTGCAAATGTTGTATACAGTTACACTGAGGACCCATACTTCCGTGATTGTTTCTATTGGGGTGAGATAAAGACTCTGCCGATTACTGAACTTATGAAGATTGACCCAACTCTTACAAAAGAAGATTTGGAGGAGATATCAAAGTATAGTCAGAGTTGGTATGATTACTACAACGTGGCTCAATACTATGAGAATAATATTTTTTACAGGGATACTTGCACTCTTCTTTACTACAACTACAAGACTACAAAGAAGATTGTATACAAGAAGAAGATATTAGATAATGGTGCAACTCGTATGATTGAGAAGGATGACCGATTCAATCCACCTGTAGAGATGATGGAGGAAGGTCGCTTCGAGAAAGTAGAGAAAACCATTGATGTTTGGTACAACGGGATTATGGTTATGGGAACCAATATCTTGTTGAAGTGGGAGATGGCTGAGAATATGGTACGTCCTAAGTCAGCAACTCAACACGCTCTTCCAAACTATGTAGCCGTAGCACCACGTATGTACAAAGGTGTTATTGAATCATTGGTTCGCAGGATGATTCCTTTTGCTGACTTGATTCAAATGACACACCTAAAGTTGCAGCAAGTTATTTCTCGTGTTGTACCTGATGGTGTATTCATTGATGCTGATGGATTGAATGAGGTTGACTTGGGTACAGGTAATGCTTACAATCCTGAGGACGCACTGAGACTATACTTCCAAACAGGTAGTGTTATTGGTCGTTCATATACACAGGACGGTGACTTCAATAATGCACGTGTACCAATTCAAGAACTGAATAGCAACTCAGGTGCTGCTAAGACGCAGATGCTTATTGCAAACTATAACCACTATCTCGATATGATTCGTGCGGTTACAGGTTTGAATGAGGCTCGTGATGGTTCAGACCCTGACCCCAATTCTTTGGTTGGTGTTCAGAAGTTGGCAGCATTGAACTCAAACACTGCTACACGTCATATCCTTGAGGGTAGTCTATACCTGTTCAAGAGTATGGCTGAGGCATTGACGTATCGTATTGCTGACATATTGGAGTATGCTGATTTCCGTGATGACTTTGCCAATAAGATTGGTAAGTACAATGTAAGCATATTGGAGGAAATAAAAGATTTGTATATTTATGACTTTGGAATCTTTATTGAGGTTGCTCCTGACGAAGAGCAGAAGGCTCAACTTGAGGCAAACATAAATATTGCTCTGCAGAAAGGTGATATCAATCTTGAAGATGCTATTGACATACGGGAACTTAGAAACATAAAACTTGCCAATCAGTTGTTGAAACTCAAGCGTGTTAAGAAGCAGGAGCGTGAAGAAAAGATGCTAATGCAGAAACAGGCTATGACTGCTCAGCAGCAATTGAAGTCTCAGGAGATGGCTTCACAGTTGGCAGTTCAAAAGATTGAGATGGAGACTCGTCAGAAGATGCAAATCAAACAAGCAGAGATTGCGTTTGAGATGGAGAAGATGAACAACGAGGCTCAGTTGAAAAGCCAACTTATGGCTGAGGAGTTTAACTATAATCTCCAATTGGCTAAGGCTCAAGGTAATGAGTTGTCTCAGAGAGAGATGGCACGTGAGGAAGCAAAAGCCAAACGTATCAGTCAGCAAAACACTGAGCAGTCACGTCTTATCAATCAGCGTAAGTTGAATTTACCACCTCAAAACTTTGAGTCAAACGAAGACTCTCTTGATGGTTTTGACTTGGCTGAGTTCTCCCCTCGATGAGGATAAAAATTTTTTCTATTAACTTTGCATAAAAATCATATCAAATGGAATTGAAAGTAAGAGAAATAACAGGTGCATCTGAAAAAGGAGTTGCCGAGTTAGAACAGGAGTTGCTTGATAAGCACGAGCAAACCCTAAGTGGTGGAGAAAACAATGACAGTCAGCAGAACAATGACAGTCAGCAACAACCACCTCCGGCTCCGGGAACTGAAGACCAACCTGTTGAATTAAAAGAGGAAGACGTTCTTTCATATATTGGGAAACGGTACAACAAGGACATCAAGTCATTTGATGAACTGATGGCAGCACGTGAAGGTAATGAAGAGTTACCTGATGACGTTGCCTCATTCCTTAAGTACAAAAAAGAAACAGGTCGTGGGATACAGGACTTCTTGAAGTTACAAGAAGACTTTGATACTATGGACCCTGATAAGATGCTGAAGCAGTATTTCTTAGCAACTGAGGATGGTCTCGATGAAGATGACATCGAGGCTATTATGGAGGACTTCAAGTACAATGAAGACTTGGATGACGAAGCAGATGTTAAGAGGGCTAAATTGGCAAAGAAAAAAGCGATTGCTAAAGCCAAGACTTACTTTACCGAGCAGAAGGAGAAGTACAAACAACCACTTGAGTCAAGAACGGTTGGTATTCCTGAAGACGAAAAAGAAGAGTACGAGGCTTACAAGCAGTACATACAACAGGCGAACACTCAACACGAAGAGCAGGAAAGAAAACGTCAGTGGTTCCAACAGAAAACTGATGAAGTGTTTGGTCAAGGATTCAAAGGTTTTGAGTTCAATGTAAATGACCGAAAACTTATTTTCGCTCCGGGAGATGCCTCTGAACTGAAGAAGGTTCAATCTTCACCAATGAACTTTATCAATAAGTACTTGGATGAGAGTGGTCTTATGAAAGATGCAGAGGGTTATCACAAGTCGTTAGCCATCGCAATGAACCCCGAAAAATTCGCTAAGTTCTTTTATGAGCAGGGCTTGGCAGATGCCACAGATGATGTGACACGTAAGATAAAAAATGTAAATATGTCAGAGCGTAGAGCACCTGAGGCTATTAATAAGGGGGGAGTGCAAATCAGAGAAGTAAACTCAAACGCAGGTCGTGGGTTGAAAATCAAAAGTGCAAAAAGAATTTAAGTAAAACCCTTTAAACAAACAAAAAAAAATGGCAGTTCTATCAACACCCGGATTTCAGTTGCAACCCTCAGCAGAGCAGGTTCCGTTATCCACAAACTACATCACTAACTTCAACTTCTTGAATCAGTATCTTCCTGATACCTACGAGAAAGAATTTGAGCGTTATGGCAACCGCACAGTAGCATCCTTCCTTCGTATGGTTGGTGCTGAGATGCCTTCAAACTCTGACCAAATCAAATGGGCAGAACAAGGTCGTCTTCACACTAAGTACGTTGACGTTACTACCACCGTATTGGCAGGTGCTGACAGTGCAACTTTCACAGTCAATGACCCTAATGTAACGGGTATTGCAATCCGTCCCGGACAAACCGTTATGATTACTCCTAACGTAGCAGGTCCTACTCAAAACAAAGGAATCGTTACTGCAGTAAACACTTCTGCAGATACTTTCGATGTTGCCTTCTACGAAGGTGGCGGTATGACCAATGCTTCAGCAGCCAACAAATTCACTGTATTCATTTACGGTTCTGAATTTAAGAAGGGCACTGTAGGTATGATTGGTTCTTTGGAAGCCGAAGACGAAATCTTCAGCAACTCTCCTATCATCATCAAAGACAAGTATGCCGTTTCAGGTTCTGATATGGCTCAGATTGGATGGGTAGAAGTAACCACTGAGAACGGTGCTACAGGTTACCTGTGGTATCTGAAGTCAGAGCACGAGACTCGTCTCCGCTTTGAAGATTACCTTGAGACCGCTATGTTGGAAGCCGTTCCTGCCGAAACAGGTTCAGGTGCTGCTAACGCTGCTCTTAACCCTACCTATGGTAACAAAGGTTCTGAGGGTGTTTTCTACGTAGTTAACTCTCGTGGTAACGTATGGGGTGCAGGTAATCCTACTACCTTGGCTGACTTCGACACAATCGTTTCTCGTCTTGACAAGCAGGGTTCTATCGAAGAGAATGTTCTTTTCGTAAACCGTGAGTTCTCTTTCGACATTGACGATATGTTGGCTACCTTGAACGGTTTCAATGGTACAGGTGCTGCTAACTCAGCGTCCTTCGGTCTGTTCGACAACGACACCGATATGGCTTTGAACCTTGGCTTTAGCGGTTTCCGCAGAGGCTATGACTTCTACAAGTCTGATTGGAAATACCTGAACGACCCAACTATGCGTGGCGGTCTGACCCTGTCTACCACAGGTACTACCACTGCTAACGTAATCACAGGTATGCTCGTACCTGCAGGTTCTACCACTGTGTATGACCAAATCCTTGGTAAGAATGCCAAGCGTCCTTTCCTCCACGTGCGTTACCGTGCGTCTGAGGCTGAAGACCGCAGGTACAAAACTTGGATTACAGGTTCTGCCGGAGGTGCTGCAACAAGTGACCTTGATGCAATGGAAGTAAACTTCCTCTCTGAACGTGCCGTGTGCACTTTGGGAGCGAACAACTTCTTCCTGTTCCGTTACGGTGCTTAATCCTAAGCAAATCAAATGGGGGGTGTCTTCAAAGACACTCCCCTATTTTTAAATTCAAATCATATCTTATCAAAAATGAAAAAGTCAAATTTAACACCCAAAGACAGGTACTACAGACTTCGTAATGAACTCGCTCCCCTGTCTTACACAATTGCAACTCGCAACAACCGTAGATATCCTCTACTGTGGTACGATGAAGAAAAGAATGTAAACCGACCCCTACGCTATGCGGTGAATCAAAAGTCACCATTTGAAGATGAGCAGGACGGTAACGCAATCATCGAACCTATCACATTTGAAAGAGGTTTTCTTTTTGTCCCAAAGACTAATCCTGTACTTCAGCAGTTTCTTTATTACCACCCTCAGAATGGTGTACTGTTCGAGGAAGTAGATAATGAGCGTGATGCACAGAAAGTTGTTGAGGAACTGAACTCAGAAGTTGAGGCTCTTATCCGTGCACGTGAAATGAATATTGAGCAACTTGAAATAGTTGGTCGTGTTCTATTCCAACGTGACACCACAAAGGTTACATCTGCAGAGTTGAAACGTGACGTACTTATCTATGCACGTAATTATCCAAAGCAATTTCTTGAGGCTCTTGAGGACCCAATGCTTAAACTTCAGTCAAACGTACACATCTTCTTTGACAAAAGTTTGTTGGGATTCAGGAATGGCAATAAGGAAGTTTGGTATAACACTCCCACCAACAAGAAGAAGATGCTTACTGTACCATATGGAGAAGACCCATACGTGTTGGTATCATTATTCCTCAAGTCTGATGAAGGTATCGAGGCTTTGAAAATGTTGGAGTTCCATTTGGATTCTGCATAATTAATAGTTACGCTTTGAGAAGAGGGGTTTGTAGCCCCTCTTTTTTTTTACGTATCTTTGTGAAAACAGAAAACGATGATTAATTCGGTTAGAAATACTGTGCTTTCCGTGGTTAACAAGAACAACTATGGTTATATATCTCCTTCAGATTTCAACCTATTTGCACAACAGGCTCAGTTAGAAATATTCGAGGAATACTTTAGTGATTATAATACACTTGTAAACAAAGAGAACTCAAGAGTGTCAGGTACAGGATATGCTGATATTAAGAAAGGAGTTGAGGAAATGATTGATATCTTTTCTGTGACAAATTTCTTGAATCATAATTCTGCAAATACATATTTTCTTCCATCATTGACAACCACAGGTGATGATTACTTTATGATAAATAAAGTTCTTTGCTATCCTGTGATTCTTGCTCAAGGTCAGAATACAAATACTGTATTGAACTCATTGGAAGATTCTACCGCTACATTTTTAACTGATGGGATTGTTGTTGGTGATATTGTAGCAAACCTTACTACAGGTGTACAGGCAACAGTGGTCAATGTAATTTCAAATACTCTTATTCTTTTGTCTGCAAATATCTTTGCAGTATTCCCTGAAAACTATGCCATATATGACAAGAGTGTAGTGAATGAAGTTGAGAGAGTGAGTCATAACAAAATAACTTTGCTTACCAATTCTCTATTGACTGCTCCATCTAATACATATCCGGCTTATACTGAACAATACGATTTAATGACTATATACCCTGAAACAATTGTAAAGCAGGGACAGATAGTTAGTCAGTATATTCGATATCCTAAAACACCAAAGTGGACATACATTACTTTGTTAAATGGTGAACCTGCTTTTGACCAATCTCAGCCTGACTATCAGGACTTTGAGGTTCCTCTTGAGGATGAGTATAAATTGGTTCAGAAGATTCTTCAGTACGCAGGTATCTCTATCCGGGAGACTGAGGTTTATCAGTTTGCTAAGGTTGAAGAGAGGGAGCAACAACAACAATAATAGCAATTAGATATGGCTTATATATCACAGTTTGAATATTACAACGACCAAGACAAATGGGGTTCATATCAGTATGTGAGTCTGTACGATATCGTCAACAACTTTATGTTGATGTACTCAGGCAATCATTCACTGATTAATAACGAGGAGAGATATAAGGTCCTGTTCCACGCAAAACGTGCGATACAGGAACTTAACTATGATGCATTCAAAGAAGTAAAGGTGCTTCAGTTGACTGTTCCCGATACTCTTCGTTACATACTTCCTTCTGATTATGTGAATTGGGTTCGCATTTCGTTGTACAGAGATGGTTGGCTTAGACCATTGACTGAAAATATTCAGACCCTTTCATCAGATGCTTACCTTCAGGACAACAATGCCAATATATTATTTGACCAAAACGGTAATGTATTGAAGCCTCAGTACTCTGAGATTGATTTTGATAGGATTAAAGGAACCAAGAAGAGCATCTATCTCAATCAAGGTAACCCATATAATGGGCAGATGGGATGGGAAGTTGATGGTCTGTGGTACTTTGACTATGGTATTGGTGCTCGTTATGGTTTGGAGACAGAGACTGCTAACTTCAATCCTACATTCAATATAGACAAGAAGGCAGGTGTAATAAACTTTGACTCATCAATGTCAGAAGAGTCTTGCGTTCTTGAGTACATATCTGATGGTATGGAGAACGGTGACGACTCACGTATTTCTGTAAACAAGTTGTTTGAGAAGTATGTGTATGCTTACATTGAGTATGAGATTCTGAACCACAAGTTGGGTGTTCAGGAATACATTGTTGCACGTGCAAGAAAAGAAAAGTCTGCACTTCTTCGTAACGCAAAAATTCGTTTGAGCAATATTCATCCCGGACGTTTGTTAATGAACCTACGAGGAAGGGATAAGTGGATAAAGTAATATGGCAAATATTTCAAGAAACTTTGTAGCAGGAAGGATGAACAAGGCGGTTGATGAACGCCTCATCCCCAATGGAGAATATATTGATGCACTGAACTGCAGATTGGGTTCAAGTGAAGAATCTGAGATAGGTGCTATTGAGAATGCAAAAGGTAATCTACCATTGACTACCTTAATATATCCTCCTACCGGGGTTGCACTTAGTTCACTTGCAAGATGTATAGGTGCATTTCAAGATGGTGCAAATGAGACTATCTATTGGTTTGTTCACGACCCAAACTTTTCTCAAGGTGCTACAGGTAAACTTGATTTGATTGTATCATTCAATACTTCTACCAATGTACTTACATACCATATTATAAGTGTAGACGATGGTAGTGGTGTAGATACAACATTAAACTTCAATCCTCAGTACTTAATAACAGGTGTGAACCTTGTTGACTCTAATCAGGAGGCACTCTTGTTTTGGACTGATGATTATAATCAGCCAAGGTTTATAAATGTAAACAGGACATATACTCCACCTGTTGCTTTTATAGACCAATTCACAAACGAATCAATATTGGTGGTAAAGAAGCCACCATATAATGCTCCAACTATTCAGCCACTTACAACAGGCGGTGAGCAGAACTTCTTAGAAGAGAGATTCATTTGCTTTGCATATAGATATAGATATGCAGATGGTGAATATTCAGCAACATCTCAGTTCAGTGAACCTGCATTTATACCAAACCCATTTCAGTTTAGCGTAAACAGTTTTCTGAATGAGGGTATGATTAACTTGGCTAATACCTCTATTATAACCTACAATACAGGAGGTCCTCTTGTTAGAGGTATTGACCTTCTGTTTAAGGAAGCAAGTAGTAATCAGATAAAGGTTATTGAGAAACTTGATAAGGATGAGTTAGGTTTACCTGATAACACCAATCTCCAATATACATTCACAAATAGCAAGATATACACTGTATTGCCTGAGGCTGAATTACTTCGCCTATATGACAATGTTCCTTTGCTTTCAAAGGCTCAGACTCTTATGGGCAACAGACTTGTGTATGGAAACTATGTTGAAGGATATGACTTGATTGACAAGTTTGGTAATCCATTAAGGCTTACATATGTATCGGGGTTAATTTCAAATGAAATAAACAATGACCCATTGACTGATACTACGAGCAGTGGTAACTATTCTATCAATGGTGCTCAGACAATACCTAACTCAGTTCTTGAAATAGACTTAACTCCTGTAGCAGGAGACTTAAATGCAGGTGCTCAATTGAGTATTGCATTGCGTGTTACTCACGCATCATTTAGCGGAAGCACTCCACCTCCTACAGAAACAACTCAAAGTGTTCAAGTTGATTGGTCGTTTACTCTTCCTGTTTCATATACGAGCGTGTATGATATGGCTACGAGTACAGAATTTATTGAAGCAATTGGGACTATAGGTAATATCAAACCTGTTTATAGCCCAACTCCTCCTACATCTTGTGATGGTTTTACGCTCACGGATATTCTAAACTGTGCACTTCCAAATAATCTAAATGGTCCAACACCTGTAACTAAATATGCAAGTGGTATTAGTGGACCTGCTCAGCCAATATCAATTGTAAGTACTCCTGCAAGTAACATAATAAAGTTACAAGTACCTGCTATGAACTATGTTGGTGACGTAACTAATCCAACTCTTTATAGTGTGTATGAGTACTATGAGATTTCATATGCTGAAGCATTTTGGTCAGGATTGGCTACACCACGTAGTTTGCATAGTAATCGTGGATATGAAGTTGGTATCGTTTATATGGACGAGTACTTACGTGCATCTACTGCTTTAGTAAGTAATAACAATACAGTCTTTGTTCCTTGTTCATATTGCGATAGACAGAATCAGATACGTGTTATTATTCCTACAACACAACGTGCACCATATTGGGCTAAGCGATATAAGTTTGTTGTAAAGGCAGACCGTGATAATTATGAGACCATATATGCTACTTTATTTTTCAGGGACCCAAATACCAACAATGCATATATACTTTTAGAAGGTGAGAATGCAAGAAAGGTAGAAGTAGGAGACAGGCTTATTGTAAAGGCTGATACTGCAGGTCCGGCTCAAAATTGTATATACACCACTGTCCTTGAGAAAGAGGCAAAGGCACGAGGATTCTTAACAATACCAAGTACTTTAGACCCAAGTGTTAATATAGAAGTACCTGCCGGAGTTTATATGAAGATAAACCCAAGCAATCTTACTTTGGTAAATGATGAGTTGTCATATATAACCGCATCTGCTTCAGGATGTGTAGATAATTCAGGTGATTATCCTCAGGGATACGTATTAGTTAATAGGCTTGATACTACTACAAGTACATATGTTGATTATGATATTCCTGCAGGTAGCAGAATTAGATTAAAGTTTGAGTTTGAGAGAAGAGGTACAGGAGATGGTAACAATGCTTGTGAAAGAAGAAAGTATACATTAGATAAAACTCTTTTTGCATCTGCAGATTATAATAATTTCAAGGATTGGTTTGATGGAGATAATGTAGAAGTTGTATTGGACCAAGGAACTTCTATAGTAGGAGCAGGTGGGTGTCCCATTGGAAACTCATATGACTCATCATTGACTACATCATTTCCTGCTATAACAAATCCTGACTATTGCATAAATAGATACAGATTTTATAAAGATACAAGCAATAATGCATTATATCTTGCAGCATCAGGCACAAGGGCTTGTGGTAGTAGTAATAAAAAGAAATCTTGTATTAGTTTGACAATAGAAGTATTTAGGGCTGATAATGTTTTGATATTTGAAACTGAGCCTCAAGATACTTTACCTGACGTATTCTTTGAGAATAATCTTTCATTTGAAGTAGGACCAAATGGTGAGCACTATGGTAACGTAGCAAATCAAAACTTTTCCCTTGGTGTTCCCGGAGTTGTAGATACAGAGTTCTTCAACTGTTTTGCTTTTGGTAATGGTGCTGAATCATATAGGGTTCGTGATTCAATTGTAGGTAAGACATTCAATTTAGGTAACCGAGTTGTTTCAGTTTCTGCTCAGGACTATCAAGAGGCTGACAGATTTGCTGACCTTACATACAGTGGTATCTATAATGATGAGAGCAATGTAAACAGATTGAATGAGTTTAACCTTGGTCTTTTGAACTATAAGCCACTTGAAGATTCATTTGGACCTATTACATTACTCGATGCACGTGAGACAGACATACTTGTTCTTCAAGAAGACAAAGTATCATATGTGTTGGCAGGAAAGAATCTGTTGTCTGATGCTGCTGCAGGTGGTGCTATCACTTCAGTCCCTGAGGTATTGGGTACTCAGATTGCACGTATTGAGAACTTCGGTAATAGTTTCCACCCTGAGAGTTATGCTAAGTGGGGTGAAGACAAATTCTTTACTGATGCCAAGAGAGGTGCAGTGCTGCAACTTAAGGGTGACTCTTTCAATAATGAAAGACTGTTTGTTGTATCTGAGGCAGGTATGCGTCCTTGGTTCCGGGATATGTTTATTGATTCACTAAACACTCAGAAACTTGGTGGGTATGACCCATATATGACTGAGTATGTTTTGACGAACAATGATATACCAATCCCACAACCCGAAGTATGTATTGGATGTAGCACACCACAGGTCCTTACTATTTCATCTCCCAATACTTTAAACTATTGTGTTGATGTAGGGATATTGGTTGGACCTTTTGATGTTAGTTGGAATACAATATACTTAACTCCTTCTGCTTCCTATATAGTTCAAGCGACTTATAATGGTGTTACTTATGCATCGGGTGTTGTTACATCAGGCTCAGGTAGTCTTACTATTCCTAAAAACTCAATAACTCCAAGTATTGTCTATGTTCAGATAATACCAATTGATGGTACTATAAACATTCAAGTTGACGTTACTTGTCCTGAGCCATCTCTTGTTGAGATTATTGAGATTGTAATAAACAATGATGCAGACGGTGGTAAGTACATACACGCTGAATACAGTTACACTGATACTCCATACGTAAGTCCTGTTACGTCAAATCTAATTACATTGGCATCAGGTCCATCTAATCCATTGGTTGCTTGGTACAATTCAATATCGGGATATCAGGGTAGTGGAAGTATTCCTGTGAATGGTGGTGTTGTTTCTATGTACTCGAATAAAATAAATTTCGATGACTTTGATTTCAATCCTGCATTCAATAAGTTTAGGTGGCTTCGTACTAATACAACCTATCCTAACACACCTGTAGGAATATCATCACTATTGGCAGCAGCAAATACTGCAACGCCAATACTTGGTTCTGCTCCTACATATTATGCCAACTTTACAATGCCAAATACTTCTGATGACAAGTTGTATCTGATATGGGACTTAAGAACTCCTGTTGAGATTACACTTTGCTATTCAGACGTTGATGTTTTTGATGCTTGTTGTGGTTGTGAAGAATGTGAGGAATTGTGTTCTTTGTATGATGTATCTTCATTAGAAGGAGGAAGTATTCAGTACACAGATTGTTATACAGATATACTTATATCAATAGATGTTCCACCTTCATCAATTCAAGTTTGCTCTCGAACTGTACCAATTGTATTGAGTGGAGATGTAGATGTAACATTTAACCAATGCGGATGCCCAACTTAATAAAAAAACTATGGCTACAAGCGGAACATATTATTTAAACGGTCCAACATTATCAAGTGCTACTGCAGTATTCACTGATGCTGCATTAAGCATTTGTGCTCCTGATGGTTTTTATTCAGACGGGTCTATTGTTAGAGAACAAGTAAGTTGCTCATTACTTCCCGAAGTTATTTGTCCTGCCTGTGCAGTTCCTTGTAATACAAATATTAATGGCACAGGTGGTCAAGGAGTATATTACATTGATACAGACACAGGAATAAATACAGGTGCTATTATTATAAGATTCCAACCATTTGGTATTCCCGATGGAATATTAATACAGTTAGGTCCTAACGTATACAATGGAATGTCATCATCTAACTATGGTTGGCTTCAAGGCTCTGCAGGTTTACCAACATATGTAGGTGAGATTGCATCTGACTGTGGTATATTGGCAGGTTCTCCATATCCAAGTGTAAATGAGTTTAAGTATGAAGGTTCAGGATTTGTAAGTCTTGGTACTACTACAAGTGTTACTGTGTTGCCGGGACAAGTTGAACTTACTACTAATCCTCCGGGAGTTTGTACCATTGTAGTTCCAAAGACATCAAATTCATTTACTATCTTAAATACTCAGATAATTGGACTGTGCTCAGGGACAGGTTTTGATATTGAGGTAGAATGTCCACAAAGTTTAAGTACGTGGTCAGGTAGCATTCTTGCTGCAACTGCAGGTGAAGCGTGTTTATTAGGCACAACTATTACATACTACTATGTTCACGTGAATGGAAGTAGTGGTGTATTCGGTTTGTATGATATGGTATTCTCTGACCCTAATGGACAGAACCCATTACCTGCAGGTTTTTATAACACAGGTTCAATGAGTCCATCATTCAATTGGGTAGAGGTTGATTCTAATGGTGTTATTATTTCATTTGGCTTGTGTACTACTGCAACAAGATATATTGTTGAGAGATGCTATACAAGTGACCAAGAGATTATTAGTGTAACAGGAACATTGACTCCCGGTCAAAGAGTTATATTGGCAGAGCACCCCGGTTGTATTTGGGAAGTTGTATCAACAACATCAAGTGCTGCGAGTGCTACATTTGTAGGTATAACTACAGACCCTTGCACTGAACAGTGTGCATCTTGGCAAGTTGTAAATAATAACTTGGTTGTTACCAACTTTGTATTTGAAGATTGTGATGGCAATAGTTATACTTTTGAGTTAGGTGCTTCTCAATCAGTAACTGTTTGTGGTCGTCAGATTTTAGTGAGTGCTCCGGGTCTTGACATATCAGTTGTTGATTGTGAATGTAGCAGTATAAACGAGGTGTGGCAATTGCAAGGATGTTGTAATAATGATATTGTAAATGCAGTGCCATTGATATCTGTTGCTCCCGGTGACCTTGTAAAAGTTTCAGATACAACATTATTTGATTGTTGGTATGAAGTAATTGCACTTACTTTTTCAAATCCAACTACAACAATCACAACAAAAAATGCGTCTATATCTTGCAGTGATGTATGTTGCAAGTATCAGGTATGTAATGGTGATAGTGTGAATCATACTGTATCATACACGAATTGTGATGGAACACCATATACTATTAGCATTCCTCCGGGAGTATGCATTACTGTGTGTGCAAGAGCAAACAGTTTTAGCCCTTACTCTCCACTGATAACAGTAACATTTGATAGTTGCACTTGCTAAAATAATATGTCAAACTATACACTAACATATGATGACGGAGTAGAAGGATGGACATCCTTCTTCTCCTATTATCCTGATTGGATGATAGGAATGAATCAATTCTTTTATACTTTTAAAGGTGGGAATCTGTATCGCCATAATGTAAACCCTGTAAGGAATAACTTCTACGGGGTTCAGTACACATCACGTATGCAGAGTGTCTTCAATGATGCTCCGTTAGAAAACAAACTTTTTAAAACTCTGAACTTGGAGGGAGACCACGCTTGGGAGGCTGAGATGGAGACCGACCTTCAGACCACAGGTTTTATTAATAAGACTTGGTTTGAACGTAAGGAAGCATCTTGGTATGCGTTTGTTCGCAACTCAGGAACCACACCTGCAAATCCCGGACAGGAGTATCCGTTAAGGTCATTGAATGGTATAGGAAGAAGTATAACTATAGACACTACAGTTCCTTCAGCAGTGATTATTAACTTCTCAATATCACCACTGATATCAATTGGTAGTATTGTGAGCATAGGTGACAATCTGTACAATGCAGCACCGCCTTACACCACTCCTGTATTCATTGGTGAGATTACTGACATAGTTGTTAATTATCCTGCAGGGGATAATTATCTTGTTGTTGACACAACAGTCCCTTCAGGTTCTTTGCCTACAATTCCTGATGCTTATTACTTATTCATCAAGAACTCTGTTGCTGAATCTCACGGTGTATTAGGGCACTATTGTGTATTCACAATTGAGAATGACAATACAGATAAGACCGAACTCTTTGCAGTAGAATCTGATGTGATGAAAAGTTTTCCGTAAATTTGTAGTATATGGTATTCAATATTCAACCATTAAAGGAAACCGATTATTCTGACATCCTTGTTGGGTGGTGGGAATCTTGGGGGTGGGAGCCACCTCATAAAGATTTTCTACCTGACAATGGGACGGGTGGGATTTGTGTCTTTGAAGACACTACTCCAATCTGTGCAGGTTTCCTTTATACCACTAATAGTGGGGTGGCTTGGGTTGATTGGATAGTATCAAACAAAGAGTATAGAAAGAAACCACAACGCCAACAGGCTATTGGTTTGCTTATAGAGACCCTGACCAATATTGCAAAAAATACAGGGCACAAATATTCTTACGCTTTGATAAAGCACCGTGGTCTTATTGAGACATATAAGACCATTGGTTATATTGAGGCAGACAAGTACACAACTGAAATGATAAAAGTATTTTAAAATGGCAATAGCAACAAGTACCGCATTAGCAATTACAAGTTTAGCAGCAACAGGTGCTACAACAGGAATGTCGTTTGCTCAGGCTCGTAAGCAACGTAGACTGCAACAACAAGCAGAGGACAAAGCATCTCAGATGATGTCTGAGGCTCGTAAGAAACTTGAGGTTAACTACTATGACCAATTGGCAATTCAAAAAGAACCTTATGAGTTGGAGCGTGAGGCTCTTATTGCTGCAGGTGCTCAGGCAATTGAGGCAGGTGTAGAGAGTGAGCGTGGTGCAGGAGCAGTAGCAGGTAGAGTTCAGATGGCTCAACAGGCAGGTCAACGTGAGATTGCAGCAGCAATGGGTCAGGAGATGTTGGGTCTTGAGAAACTATCAGCACAGGAGGAGTCACGTCTTCGTGACGTTGGTGTTCAATTAGACTTGGGTGAAGTAGAGGGAGCACAACTTGCTGCAGCAAATGCTGCTGAGGCTGCTAATGTAGCAACTCAACAGGGGGTTCAGGGAATTGTAAGTATGGGTCAACAGGCTGCTGCTATGGCTCCGTTGTATTCACGTAATAAGGCTGCTGAGAAAGCAGCATTTAGTGGTATGGGTATGTCATCTGAAAACTTCAGTACATTTGGTAATGTTCCTGAATATAAAGGTTCTCCATTTGGTTCTCAAATACAGGGTGGTTCAAACTTAGATTTTGGAACAGTAGGTCAAATGAATAATACAGAGTACAATCGTTTCTTACGTGCACTTACTCCTCAACAAAGACAGATGTTGTTTATGAATCCTCAATTTCAGAAGAGATATACTCAAACATCACAATTTATGAATCCTTTTGCTTTCTAAGATATGGCATCATTCTTTAAATATGCGGAACGCAATGTTGACTCTCAGATAAATTGGTCTGAGGTAGGAAAGAACGTAGTTGATATGCTCCGTGAGGAGGATAGATTACGTGAGGAAAAAAAGGCAGCAATTGATGAAGCATCAAGACAATTTGGGGAGACATTGGCTAATGCTCCTACAGGTGATTTTAAATCTGCAAATGAATGGATATTAGGATATGCAGCAGATGCATCTCAAGCACGTTTGATGCAGGATAGACTTTTGAAAAGCGGTATGCTTAAGGTAAAAGATTATACCGTTATGAGACAGAATCTTAATGATGGTACTAATCAAATGTTCCAAGTTGCTAAGGAATATCAATCTCATTATCAGGAGGTAATGAGCAGAATGAAGAATAATGAGAGTCAAGATATAGAGAGTTTTATTGCACAACAGGTTGAAGGACTAAGTAATTTTAAAAATACGAAAGCGTATATCAATCCAACAAACTTTAGCGTAAGCCTTGCAGGTATGAAGAAGGAGATAATAGATGGCAAGGAAGTTATGGTAATGGATAATAACCCTGATAATTATGTAAGTGTCAATCAACTTAGAAACAGACTTAATTCTCGATTTGATAGATATCAATACGTTGATGCCATCAATACACAAGTAGAGGCATTAGGGGAATTTCAAACTGCAGATATATCAAGAGTTGCGGGTCTTTATAAAATGGCACGTGTCACAGATGTATTAGACCCTACAAACAGAACGAGATTATCTGACGAGGATAAAAAAACAATTACTGCTTATCAAGAATGGGAAACTAATATGATTGGTGCTCAGTTGTCTAATCCACTTCACATATCGAGTTTATTAACTAATGCGATTGATAAAGTTCCCGGAACTCAGGATTTCTATGAGCCAACCTTTGATGCTGAGTTAGCAAAGACCAATAAGAAGTATATTCTATTGAAAGATGATGGAACAGGTAATGTTCAACCTGTTTTTACTGAAGAGCAAACTAAAGTAGCAACTGAGTTCCTTCGTGCTCAGACACGCAATGCTCTTGATAGAAAGGTTAACATACAGGTAACTGCAGAACCACAAGTACAATATGCACCTTCTTATGTATATGAAAGAGGTGATAAGGTTACTAAAGATGCTGATATGGGTAATATGATAGGTAAGTTTTATAGCGGTAATGAAGGGCAGATAAATGCTGCGAGGAGTTGGTTGTTGGCAACTCCGGGAGTTACTTTTGTTGATAGAAAACCTTCAGGACTTATTGTTACTAAAGATGGTGTTACAAAAACATTCCCATTTCAAGAAGATGGTAAGAAAACATCATATGATGATTTCGTTGCTGCATTAGGAAGATTTGTTGACCAAAATGTAGATATGAATGCTATGCGTAGAGGTGCTGAAAAAGGAGCAGGTGGAAAGGTACTTAATACAACATATGAAACATCAGGTAGGGCAGAGCAAATGAATGTTGATGCTGAATTTAAAAACTATGTTGGCTCTTTATTTAACGCTGAAAAAATAAAAGGACTTACAGATTCTGAAAGCAGTGCAGTTAATTACTTTAATGGGATAATAGGTTCTATACCCGGACTTACAGGATATAAAGCAACAGGTGACGGTTCGTTTGACCCTTCATCTGATGGTGTTTTAATTAAAGATGCTAAAGGAAACCAAGTGCTTGAATTTAGATTTGATGCAGAAAATGAGACAAGTTCACAAGAATATATTCAATCATTAGTAGACTTAGCAGTAGCCAATAGTACTGCGGAACAAAGGTATCCTATTGCAAAAACTCAATATGACCGTAGGAAAGCAGAAGAATCTAAACCTAAACCTAAACCAAAACCTGCACCGGGTAAAGGGAAATACGATAATTAATCATAAAATAAAAGGTATAACTTTGTAGTATGGATGAGTTGAAAAAACTATATGATGGTCTTGTAGCAGATGGTCTTTATACAAAGTCATTTGATGAGTTCAAAAGACAAATACAAGACCCTTCATATCAAGATAGACTATATAATGGGCTTATTGAAGATGGTCTTTATACAAAGTCAAAGAGCGAGTTTTTAAGACAATATGCCGTTGGTCCTGCAAAGCCAATTATTGAACCTGTAAAAAAAAAAGAAGAACCACTGCCAAGTCAGCAGCAACTGTCCAAAGGTATGGCATCTTCTTTGGCAGGTGGTTTATCGGTATCGTCAGATACTGATGCTCAAGTTCCATTAGAGCAACGTAAATTCAAACCACAGTTTGAAGACAGTCCTATTATAGAACAGGACAATACGTTCTTTGCTGCTCGTCCGATTATTGATAAGCAAAAAGTTGAGGAGTACAAACAATATAAGCAGGAAAAAAAGAACCTTGAGGAGTTAGGTAAGAAACAGGAGAGGGCTAAGGCTCAGGAGGATGAGCAGATATTCAAAGCACAAAACCTTGCTGCTACCAAAGATGAGCAATTTCAAAAATATTTAAAGGACATTAATGCTAATCTGATTGACAAGTCAGAGGGTGATGTTGTTCCTGAATTAAATAGAAGATGGAGTTCTTATGGATTTCATTTTGAAGAAGCAGCCCCCGGAGCAGATGCAATGTATGCTCGTACTTCTGATGGTAAGCACGAACTGTATATTGACCTTGACCCATTTACTACTGCAACAGAAGTTCAAGAAGCAAAGAAACTTCGTGACTTTCTGAATTTATATGCACAAGCCCCTGAAAAAGAAAAGTCTGAGGACTACATAGGTAAGGCACTTCGTGCTCAGAAGATGCGTGATGTTGGAATGCGTAATGATGATGGTACGTATTCAACTGTTAAGTTCGCATCATTTGAACAAGATGGTAAATACTTTGTAGTCCCTACACTTTTCCCTAAGGACCCGGTTGCCACATATACAACCAACAAAAATGATTGGATGGAGTTGCCTCTTGAACAGGCTATTACTGAGGCTCGTAAGCGTGGTGAGTTATTTCAATTTGACAATGAACAAGAAGCAAAACAATTTGCTGAAGGAGATTGGAAAGATGTAAATGCATTTGATGTTGAGGGTCAGAAGTTCTATAAGGATAAGGGTTTAGATTACTATGCAGAGAAGCAGAAGTATAAGAACTATACTAAACTGCAAGATGACATTGAACTTATTGATAAGATTCTTGAGAAGAAACCAATAAGCCCTGAAGAGAGGATGAACAATCCTCAATACTTTGCAAGTGATGGAAGAAGACTTTATAGTGACGAAGTTCTCGAACAAAAGAAAGAAGAAGTAATAAAGAAAAAAGACAATCTTCTTGAACAGGTTTACGACCTTGAATTTATGGGTATTGGTGAAGGCAGTATTCAAAAGACACGAGAAGAGTTTGACTTAGTACTTGGTAAGCGTCAGAATGAAATTGCAGGAGAGGCTATCAAAACAAATGCTGCAGCAAAGCAAGAGTATGATGCTTTAAATGAAACTGCATTAGCAGTTTATAATGTACCCATTGATAAGATAAGTACTATTGTTCCAAAGACACCTCAAGATGCAGAGAACATAAAGAATCTTACTGCACAGTTAGTAAAGGTTAAGTCAGCACAACAAACTGCAGCAACAAAATTTGAGATTGCAAAAACATACTATGATGCCAAATGGAACAAGGCAGCAAATAGTGAATACGAAGAGAATTGGTCAGGGTTTGTTACGTCAGTATCAGACGCTTGGAACAATGGTCAAGCAGCAGAGCAAATACTTTTATTGACATTAGGCGTTAAGGATGCTGCTAATGTAAAAGATAGACAAGAGGCTGCTCGTTTGATTGTTGAGAATCTATCTGATGTTTCAGGTAAACAATCAAGAGTTTTGACAAGAACCAATCTTGCACGTGATGGTGAATTTTTAAAGGCAGTTCTTTCTGACCCACTTGAAGCAATGTCTACTCTTGCTGCTACATCACTAACTCAGATGTTGCCATATGGTAGTTATATTGTAGCAAGTTCAACTGCAGCAGGTGGTGCAGCAGGTGGTGCAGCAGGTCTTGCAGGTGGACCATTTGCAGGAGTAACTGTACCGGGTGGTTTTATTACAGGAGCAGGATATGGTTTTAGAACAGGTATGGCTGCGACTCAATTGGCAATGGAGTACACCAACTCTATTATGGACGTAATGCGTGAAAAAGGATATGACCTTATGGACCCTGTTCAAGTTGAGAAGGCTCTTGCTGATGAAAGTGTATGGACTCAAGGTGGTGAGAAAGGTTTAGCGAGAGGTATTCCTATTGCAGTAGTTGATTATTTAACTTCAGGACTTGCAGGTAATGTTTTTAGAACAAGCAAATTAGCATCAGTTCCTGTAAAAGTAGGGGCACAGGTTGCAGAACGTGCAATATTTGACCCTGCAGCAGAAGCAGCAGGTGAATATGTGGCTCAGACTGTAGCAGGTCAGGATATTGATTTAAAAGAAATTGCATATGAGGCATTAGGTGGCTTAGGTAGTAACACTTCTCATATGGCAGTAAACCTATATAAAGAAGCACGGAACAATTCAAATGCTGCTTTGGCATATGAACTAACAGACATAAGTCGTGTAGCCCGTGAGACAGTAAGTGATGAGAGAATCTCTCAGTGGGCAAACAATATGCACCAACTTGGTAAGATTGACGCTGATGTTAACCAACGCATACAACAGAATGTTGGTCTCCGTAGAGAGGCACGTGAACTTGTATCTGTTGGTAGAACAAGTCGTCTTCTCGGTGATGGTAAAAAAGTTGAGGCACGTGTAATGGAATTGTTGGCAGCAAGAAATGAATTGTCTGCCACTCAGAATCGCAGGGAAATAAACCGTAATAAGATTTCTCAGATAAACCAAGAGATTGCTACCATATCTGAGAACAAGAAACTTCTTCCTGAGAATAAGGAAGTAGCAGGAGACGGTGTAAGCACTGCAGTTAATCTTGATTCTATTCTTGGTACAACTCGTGAGGGTGTATCAAGATTTGTAATAAGCGGGAAAACCTTGACCCGTGAACAGTTTATCAAGGAGTTAGATAATATGAGCAACCGTAGGCTCCTCCGTGCTCCTGTCAGTATTGACAACGATGAAGAGGTGCAGAAGTTGTACGAACAAAAAGTAAAAGATGCCATTCAAAAGCAAAGCCCAAGTCAGGTTTATGTTCAGTCAGAAGCCGGAGTTAGCGAAACGGTGGAGGAAGGAAAACCCGAAACAAAACCTGAAGTCGCTCCCCAAGAAACTGAAGAAGAAGTAAAAGCCAAAGAGGATATAGTGTCTTCAAAGACACGCCTCGATGAAATTGCTGAGGCAATCCCTGAGCGTATTGATTACACTGAGGATGACCTTGTAAACTTTGACACGTTAGAGGAGAACAAGACACGTGGTGTATTGGCAGCATTAGCAGAGAAGGTTGCTGAGGGAACAAAACTTTCAGATACTGAGAAGACTGTATATGATGCCAATAAAGCACAGGTTGATGAGTTCTCTAATTTGGTTGCCGAGCGTACTGCAATTCAAGAAGAGGTTGCCGACCTTGAGGCTATGCTTGGAAGACGAGCAGAGTTCCGGGCTGAAGAAAGAGTTGTTCCTGCTAATATTGAAGAAACTACAAAAGCGTTAGAGAGTATTGATGAAAAAGAAATAGAAAGCCTACCATTCTTATGGAACCACTCTACACAGAAATTTAATTCATTTGGTGAGGAAATAGAATTTGAAGAATTTACTCCCGGTGAAAGAATATTTAGAATTGGCAATACATCAGTACAACCTATTTGGTTTTCTAAAAAAGCATATGCCACAGGAAATGATATAAGACAAATAAAAACAATTATAGATGCTAAGAAAACATTTGACTTCAATAACGAAGAACAAAGGAAAGAATTAGAGGCTTATGCATCTGAGAAGTATGGAGATAAATTCAAAAATTTGTCAGATATTATACGTGATGGTAATTGGGAATCATTAGAAGAAGAGTTTAATGGAGCAATTCCTGCTTTAATAAAAGAAATTGGGTATGATTCTTACTTATCAAGAGAAGGTGACCAATTAACTGTGGCTGTTTTTGAACCAAGTCAAATAAAAAAAGTAACACCACAGTTAATAGCTGAGTCATATAAAATTGCTAAAGAAAATGGAACTAATCCTGAACTTGTAAAGGCAGTTGAGAGTTTAGTTTCTAAACCTAAAGTAGAGTTCCGGGCTGAAGAGGAAGTTGCAGAAGTTGCTATTGATGAGGTTGAGGCAATCACTCAGAAGATGAACGAGATGACTTCAGGTAATGTAAATACTGAACTCGCTCCATCTGAAACCGTAGGTAGAGTTGATGTAACTGACCTTAGCAATAGAGTTGGAAGAGCAGTTCCAACTGTTGGGATGAAAGTAGTTAATGGAATCCCTGTTGTGTTCACAATATCAGACCAACTTACTACAGGAGAGGTTACGAATAAAAGTACAGGAAGAATTATAAAGAATTTATTTGGTGGTATTGGATTCAACTATGCTAATGAAAATTCAGCGTGGGCATATACTGCTGAAAAAAATGCAAGACAATCTTTAGAAAAAGCCCAAAAAGTTTACGAAGAGAACAAGCCAACATTTGAAGAGTTTTGGAGAAACAATCCTGAATATAATGGTCTTGTTCCTATGATGGTTGTGAAGATGGGAGAGGGTTCTATTCTTTCTAACGAGGCTACTGCTCGTGTTCTTGCTGATAATATCAAAGAGTTCCCTGAGGCTAATAGAAGACGAGCACTGAGTGTTCTTCAGTCACAGTTAAAGAAAGATATTAAGTCTCTTAATCAAAGAGCAAAAGCAACAAAGAATAAATTAACTCAGAGAAATTATTTAAAAGAAGCAAGTGGATATCAAAATGTTCTGAATTTAATTTCAGAAAACAATATTCAGACTATTGATGGATTACTTGCTACTGAGATTTTTACTAAAATAGAAAATCTAAATGCTCGTAAGGACCTGATTAATATGATTGGCTATGGTAAACCTAATCTTCCCGGTGAGGTTAAAAAACCATCTAAGCCAACAAAAAACTCTTTAGTTGCTCGTGCTATTATTGGTATACCTGCTACACAGGAAGTTAAAGATATCAATCCCAATAAGAGATATGAACTTTTGAATTTGGCTGAGGTAGTAAATACAATTACCGAATCAACCATTGCAGATATTCCAAGCAGAAGTATTATTGGTATTGTTGGTATTGATGTTCTTAATCCAAAAATACTTAACACAGAGAATGGTGATTTCAATCATCCAAACTATCAGTATGGTTTAGCAGGTAGACCAATTGGTGTGTTAGAAGAACCTGTAGCCCTTGTTAAGGCTTATCCTGAAGCATATAATCTTGCTTTAAAGGGACTCATAGAAGCAGAATCAGAATTTGTAAAACCTATAAAAGATGGCAAAAAAATTATTAAGCCCGGCAACAGACTCTTTAATCAGCCCCTCCCGGAGGCTTCGGAAATTGCGGATAGATATTATGAAAAAACCTTTGGAAGAACTCGACCTAAGTTCTACGGTACAAGAAGCATCGACAAAGAAAGAGCAAAAAGAATCGCAGATGCCTTCATAAAGATAGTAGATAATCCAACTGCACCTGATGTAAGAAAAGCATATGAGGCTATGGCTCAAGAAACTCTTGAGCAATATAAGTTTATGCTTGACGCAGGATATGTAGTTGAGATTAATAACGATGAGCCATATGCTAATTCACGTGAGATGATTGAAGACTTACGTGAGAACAAGCGTATGAAGATATTCTCTACTGAGTCCGGATTTGGTGATGAAAAGATTACACCCGAGCAGCGTGAAAGAAATGTATTGCTGCGTGAATCAGGATTCTTTGATGTGAATGGTCAGCCATTATTGGTAAACGATGTATTCCGTGCAGTGCACGATTTCTTTGGTCACTCTGAATTGGGTAATTCATTTGGTGCTATCGGAGAGGAGAATGCTTGGAACGTACACGCCCGTATGTATTCTCCATTAGCACGTCAAGCAATGACTACTGAGACACGTGGTCAGAACTCATACGTAAACTTCTCAGGAGTAAACGAGAGGGTAGAGGCTATGCGTCAAGAGGCTGCTAATCTTAGAGAGCAAGGTAAACTTGAGGAAGCAGAGGCTCTTGTTGGTAAGATATATGAAGAGATATCATTTGCTGAACAGAAGCAGGGTATTCTTCCAAAAGAGTTTTGGGATGTTGACACAAAGGATATTGGAGATAAAGAATTTCAACCTTCATCTGTAGAGTCAATACTTACAACTACAGTTGCAGTACAAAATGGATTAAGTCAGAATGAACTTGTTGGTGCAGTAGCACAGGGTGATATTTCAAATGCAACTAAACTTGCAAACTTCTTGAACAATTCTTTCCCCGGAGTAACCATATCAACTGACAAGGTTTCATTTGATAATGTGATGGCTCAGGTTGGGACCGAGATGTATATGAGGGGTGACCAAGTTATCTATGGTGTAACCGTTGATGGAGATATCTACATAAACCCTGACGTACACAATAGTGAGTCTGCTCTGTTCAATACAACCATCCACGAATTTGGTCACGTTTGGACTGACTATCTGCAAACTTCAGAGAAAGGCAAACAGATATACCAACGTGGAGTTCAACTGATTGAGGAAGGTATTGCCAATGACGAAAAGGTCAAGCAGATATTTGAGGCTCAGATGAAGAAGTATCCCGGAGACCGAGCAAGAGCCATCAATGAAACAATGGCTATCTTAATTGGTAACAAGGGTGAAGTAATAACAAACGCAGCAATCAAGTCTAAGTTCAAAGAATGGTTGTTGGGTGTATGGAAATTCATCAAAGAATCTTTCAAGATGTCTCAGGACCTCACTGAGGAAGAGATTCAGAATCTTACATTAGACCAATTCATTGGCACTGCTTTGGCAGATATCTTCAGCGGTAAAGAGATATCGATGACAGAGGCTCAGAAGAAGCAACTGAAGAACCCTGAGGCTATGTTCAGCAACACACAGTCTATGCAGTCAATCATCCAACAGGCACGTGCAAATGGATTCTCTGACGCTGCTATCAAACAGGTGTTGTTGAACCGTGGATTTAAAGCAAATGACATTAACAATGCACTCGTAGTTCAGATTGATATTACCACTGACTTGCCACGTGAGTTTGCAAACGTAGAGGGCGGTGTTCAAAAAGGATATCAGTTGTTTACAGAAGTACGTGCTGCACTGCAGAGGTTCGCTCATATGGGTCCCCGGGGTGGTATCCGTAGAGAGCAGACCAAGACTTGGGGTGAGATTCGTGAGAAGGCTATTGAGTTACTGAAGGCTAACCCAATCTTCCAAGCACAGTCTGACACCGTTCAGATGGAACTGATTAGTGCTTTCGATAGAAGCCTTGGAACACAGGCTAATACCAATGTTACCCGTCAAATAAGTGCTATTAGGAATAACCTGCGTCAGCGTAAGATTGGTGCGAAAGAATTGCAACAGGCTAAGATTGCAGTGAAGAACCTTATCCGTTCTGTGCTGCCAAAGTCTGATATGTATTCTCAGGCTCAGATTAATAAACTGATTTCAATCATATCAAATGCTACTGAGAGCAGCATACTTGCAGACACCGAGAAGGTGATGAAGATTGTTGAGCAGCAGAGAGCGAAGATGAAAAACTCTGTTCTCAAGAAGATGGTTGAGTTGGTGAACAAGAAGGCTAAGGCTGCAATGACAACTACCGGGAAGCGTAGGAGTCGTGGTCTTGATGCTGAGGGTCAGGCTTTCTTTGCTCAGGTTAAGCCAATACTGAGAGCAGTTATGAACAATGACATTCAGTTCATGCTTAACATGGCTACTGAGTTGGCACAGGCTGATGCTGATGGCTCAATCAATGAAGCCATTATGAAGCAGAGCCGTGGTGAGCAACTTACAGTACAGGAACAGGCTCTTCTCAATAAGGCATACGCATTTGATACCTTTGGTGATTTGATGAGTATGGAGTTGGAGGATGTTCAGCAGTTGTTGAGTGAACTTGAAGATGCTCGTGCTGAATCAATACAAAGACTCAAGACACGCAGAGAAGTTCGTGCTATGCGATACGCAGCACTGAATGAACAGGCTACTGCACAGGTATCTGAATTGAATCCGGAGTTGTTTGTTGAAGAAACAGATGCTAATGGCAATGTAACTGTAAGACCAAAGAGTAGGAACGAACTTATACAGGACCGTGCTGCTATACGCAGGGCTTTCCAACAGGGTAAGATATGGTCAGGATTCAAGCAGATAGTTGCACGTTGGGACTACACCTCTATCACAGGAATAAAAGATTTCTTCCGTAAACGCATTCTTCATTTAGGTTCTCTCGTGAATCTGTTTGACAATGAAGCAACGGGAATGACTTTCTTCCGGGACAATATCTATCGTCCTCTTAATAGGATGGATGAAAGGTCCAAGGTTGGTTACTTCCGTGAGATGACTAACTTAGATTCAATTGCTAATAGTATCCCGGGGATTACCAAAGGGTATAAGCAGATTCGTAATATGCTTCAGACAGGCGTACACGAGTTTACTATCAATGGTCAGAAGCAGATATACAACGCAGACAAACTGCTTCGCATATATGCCCTGTCACTGAATGACGTTCAGCGTGGAAAGTTAAAACAGATGGGTTGGGATGATGCTCAGATACAGAAGATTAAAAGTATCGTGGGTCCTGAGCCAATTGAGTTTGCAGATAAGTTGGTTGATTACTTTAGCAATGACTACTACGAATCAATCAATAATGTATACTCCCACGTTAATGATGTAAATCTTGGATACGTACCTAACTACTTCCCAACAATAACACAGTCTCAGAAAGTTGACTCTAAACTTTTGGAAGACGGTGACTTCAATGGTATCTTCAATGCAGAGACCGCTCCTGCACTTAAAGAACGTAGTGATGTATCAGGTTTGATTGAATTGAACTATGACTTCTCTGACGTTGTTGAGAGCCACTTTGTTACAATGGAGAAGTACAAGGCATATGCAGAAGGTGTTAAGGACCTTAACGCAATATTCCAAAACCCTGCTTTCAATGTGCTGCTTGAAGAGTCAGACTTGAAGACGGTTGTAAAGCGTTCAGTAAACTTTGCTATCACTCCAAATGCAGGACAGAAAGAACAACAGACTGCACTTGGTAAACTGATGACTAAGTTCACCGGGTTTGCACTTGCATTCAAGGCAGTTCAGATTGTCAAACAGGCTACCTCATTCTTCAACGCATACGAGGATTACAGTTACTTCCCTGCTGATTCAAAAATCCCGGGTGTAATTAAGGGTCCAATTGATTTTATGATGTTTATGGTTGATAGTGCAAAGGTTATGGCGACTATGCCAAAGCAGGTACGCAAAGCATATGGTATGTCTGCTAACGTAAGAGACCGTCTGCTGAAAGGTATTGAGGGTGATGTGTATGGTCTTGAGTCCGGGTCAAATGTATTCTCATCCATAGATAAGCGTACAGACATATGGGCAAAAGCAGTACGTGCGTTTAAGACAGGTGCTGCCGGACCAACCGTGCTTGGTGATATACTTGGTGTGATGGGATATATGGTTAACTATAACCGTAACATTGCAAACGGTATGACTCAGGCTGATGCATTGGAAGCGTTCAACAACTATAACGCAACTGCACAGAGCCGGAGGGGTACTGAAAAGATACCTCTTCAGCAGAATCAAAGTGAGTTGTCACGTGCGTTTACAATGTTTGGTAGCACTACATTCCTTCAGATAAACAAAACACTTACTGCACAGACCAATATATTCCGTGCGTTGAAGGAGGGCAAGATGCCAAGTGCAAAAGATATCCGTGCACTTACACTGAACCTTGGTATTACTAACGCATTGTTCGTTGGTACTGCAAACCTTGCTAAATTTATAAAGGGTGATGATGATGACCGTGATGAAGTTCTCAAGCATATGGGCAAAGCACTGATTGGTCTTAACCTAATTGAGTCAATACCTTTGATTGGAGCAGCAGTTGAAACTGCATTGGCTGATATCGAGGGTGAAAGAACAAGAGGTGGTGACAATGTGGTAAACCCATATATGCAGGTTTATAAGAAAATCAAGAAGGCTTCAGAAGAAGAGGTAGGATTCAAATCACTTCAGCCTTTGATTGAGATTGTAATCGGTGCTCAGTTGGACCCATTCATTGGAGTATACAATGGTGTGCAGGATGGGTTTGATGAGAATGCGATATATGATTTGCTTGGTATCAGTAAGTCTTATCGTCCAACTGAGGAGAAAGAAAAGTCAACCGCTGCACCTAAAGGTATGGGCAAGGAAGATATGAAGAGATACTTCCCTGAGATGTATGACCAAATGTATGGACCCGGTTCAGTGAATGCAGATGCTGATGAACAACTGAAGGCGTATGAGAAATCAATTGATGACGAACTTCAAAGACAAAAGGATGCTGCATACAACTACATTCCAAAGCCTAAAGAAAAGAAATAGTGAGTGTCTTTAAAGACACTCACACATATCTGATATACTTCAGTGCTTTCTGTTTATCGTAATAAGCCATTGGCTCTGTATCATACGCAGAGCCAATGCGTATTTCTCCTTTTAAATCTTTGAGTTTACCGTAGATAATACCATCATCACAAGCCCATATGATTGTTGGGTTCAATCTCTTTGACCATAGTTTACTTACTTTTGATATTGATATTGGGAGTTGATACGCACGGCTAATATTCTTTAGCCTTCCAACTATTTCAACGTATGCTATTAGAGTTCCGCTCTTATCGAATATCTTGTAGTCAATATCATCCGGGCTTAGTTTTTCAAAACTGCCTTTGAATATTGAGACGAATCTTTCAATGGCTTTTTTTTCCCGGATTAAATCTTGTTCAGTCTCAAAACTTTTTGTCGCCATTGTCTCTTAGGTATTCAAGATATTCAATTGCCGTTTCAACCTCATCTTGAAAGTCCTGATACTCTCTGTCTACAAGATGCTCATACACATCATTAAGACATTGGTGTACTCTGTTTACATAGACAAGGATTTCACGTGCACGTTTTAACTCTCGTGCCTTTGCTTCCGCTTCCGGATTGTTCGTGTCGAAATTGAAAGCCAACTGATATGCGTTATGTTTTTTAGTACTCATAACTTGTATTGAACATAGCATTAATCCTACGCTCAACTACATCCTCCATATCTATGGGGGTTCGCTCACGAATCAGTTTGTATATGCTTCCCCATTTTTGTTCTTCCATCTCCTGTTGGTGTTTGTAGTTTATCAATTCTTCGTACTTCAAATGTAGTAATGAAAGTTCTTCTTTTGTTTTTAAAAGTTCTTCAATTAGTTCTTCTTTGGTATAAAGATATTCGATTGGCATTTCACGCCCGAACATTTTCTTACAAGACAAATACTTTTTCTTCAGGTCCGGCAAGAAGTTTATTGATGAATCAAACACGTTGCAATAGTGCATTATAGTGGTATGGTCTTTTGCCAACAGACTACCAATCTCAGGGAATGAATATTTGTACTCCCTTAGAATCTTTGAGTAGACTATACGTGCATCTACAACTTCTCTCTTGCGATTCTTTGTCAATAAGTCAAATCCAAATACCTGTTCTACTACCTTTCTGAGTTCTCTTGCTTTAATTATTTTATCATTCTCCATCTTTAAAATATTTCTTTTCGTTTATTGAGTCTAAGTATTCTTCCAATCCAATCTGTTCAATGTCGAGCAGGATAGGTGCATATCCATCTTCATTAACAAACTCTATCTTATAAAAGTAGGGTGTGTCAGATTTTATAACACCGCATATGTTTTGGGAATATCCTTCCATCTTGGGTAGTGTGCTTATGTTTCTCAATATCATAAGCATTATGTCGTCTGCAAGTTTCTCCGGAAGGTTGCTTATCTTTCGATTGAACCACTCATCCATAACAAACTTAACGTCCTCACCCTCTATGAACATCAACCTTAATCCCATAACTTTCTAACTCTTTTATCCTGTACTTCTGAAGAGGCGATAGCCTACCCTTCTGAGTCTTCACTTCTATGAATAGAACGTCAGACTCTTTAGGGATGGCTATCAAATCCGGGATACCGTTTTTGTTGGTCTTAGTCAACTTGATAACGTAGTACCCCTGCTCCTCAAG